GTCTTCTTTTATCTCAAATCACTATATCCCAATTGACCAGTTGCCAGGCGATGATACGTCTGTCTATGAGGTGTGGAGTAGGCAGCTGGAGTTTGTTTCCTTGCGAACCAAACACCAGCTGACCTACTGGGGCTATAGGGTTTTGAACCTTGCGCGAACATTTCGGTGGGCGCTCAAGGAAGAAACCCGTTCCGCTATGATTGAGTCGGTTATTTATCGACCCAAGAATATGCGGCACTTGTTTCTGAACGATGAGAGATTAAACACTTTCTTGACGAAGAAATCACATTCCCATGCACTCTGTGCTGCTCTTAGGACATCCATGAATGCTTACATGAAAAGTCTGACCATTATTGCCGGTTATCGGACTTATAATGTATCTATGAGCCCAAAAGATGGAGGCAGGGGAACACGGTATTTCTACGGACTGAAAGATCTAGCGACCCCTTTCAAGAATGACATTGTCAGTGGAAATGATGTCATCATTATGTGTGATGTGGATTACTACACCGATGTAAATCGTTGGATGCAGTTCTTCAGACCCATCTTGATGTACACCATGGTCACGAACACTGTAACTGGAAGAGGAGTTGATTATTCCTTTCACTTTGACGGTAATGAGGTAGAGTTTCATGTGGCTGGCGGATCTAGCTATAAACATAAGTTGTGGGATTATAGGGGAGATACAGTTTCAACGATTGACAGAAATGGCACGTTGTTAGTGTTCAATATTGAACAACGCAATATCCCATATGACGAACACCATAGATTTGTAGTTTTGACCCCCTTGGCCGCGGTGCCCTATCCTTATTACATTGGACTCCCTGAAATTCAACCAATTAAAAGATTGAGCATTGATTCAACTGTGAAAACTCACTCTGGAGTCGATGCAAAAATCAATTTAATGTTTGAACCGATCAAGGATGTCGTGTCAGTGTCCCGTGAGGGATCTTGCCACAGCGTCGAAGTGCCTGGCCGCGTCTATGAATCCATTAAAGAACGAATTAAACACAAAGAGTCAATGCCTGTAGTTTCAGACGTTGAAAGGTTGTTGAAGCAGAATGATGTTAAAACTTATTCCACCGATGCACCATTGTTGTTTGAATTAGTTACTGCGAATTTGAAACCGAATAGAGTCATTACTAATGGCACTGTTTGTTCTTATCAAGTTGATGGACCTCTGGCAACAGAGGATGGGAAGAAATCCGGGGTGGCTTTTGCCACACCAGTTGTCTCCCAGCCGGCTTTATTCCCCAATAAGGGAGTTAATGCGGACGTGGCCACGATTAAGGGGCGGATTGATAAGCCCCGGAATGATCATATGCCAGCAGCAGGTCCAATGTATGATTGGGCTGCTGAGTTTGTGTCTCACATCGTTGGTGATCAAGAGGGCAAGGGGGTGCCTATCAGCGTAGAGGATGTAAGAAAGTTGCAGAACAAACCAATGCAACGGGCTAGATATGCCAAAGTCGCCGGGACCATGTCAATGAAATCAGAAAATAGAATAACATCATTTATGAAATCGGAGGCATATGGAAATGCGTCGGATCCCCGAAACATTTCCACAATGTCACCCGAAAATACTACTATGTTATCTAGATTCACCAATCCTTTTAAAGAGGATTGTTTGAAGAAGATTCAATGGTATGGGCCTGGCTTGACGCCGACAAAAACAATAGCCCGATTGGGGCAGCTAGCAAGGGAGAGTGAGGAGTTCCTGTGTGTGGATTATACACGCTTGGATGGATCCGTTTCGCAGTTTCTGCAGAAATATGTAATGATGGCAGCTTACATGAAGTGGTGTTCTGAGGAAGAGAAACCAGAGTTGCAGAATTTGTTGAATCAGGTATTCAAACAATCAGCCGTGACAGCCAATGGAATTCCCTACAAACCAGGGTATGGAACTAGGAGTGGAAGTGCAGTGACAACTGATGGCAACACAATGATCTGTGGATTTGTTGTGTTTGTAGCCTATCGTCGCATGGGTTTAAACCCCCAAGAGGCATTCAATAAGATCGGACTAGTCTACGGGGATGATGGGGCATTCCCTGCTGATGAAGGACTGGCTGATCATATTCAGATGGTCGCTGACGAATTGAGACTGAAAGTTAAACTAATTGGTGTTGCAAAATGCGAACCAATTCCATATCTGGGCAGATATTTTATCGACCCTGATATTACAAAGAATAGTTTTCAGGACCCAATTCGAACACTTTCTAAAATCCACCTGACGAGTAACAAGACTGTTACACCCATGCAGGCAGCCGCCAATAAAGCGTTGGGTTATTTGGCTACTGATGCTAAGACACCCCTCATTGGGACCTGGGCTAAGACCGTGATTAAAATCACTGGAATTAATAAAGCCAAGGGACTGACGAGTGAGGAGCAGTATAAGATGTCAAATGCCTGGCCGCAAATCGACGAACAATTGATTCGTGAAAAGGTGTCTCAACTTTTAAACATAAGTATTGACGAATTGGACAAAATGGAGAAGATGATTGCAGAAACAAAGGCCTTGGAGGATTTCCCGGTTGTTCTACAGACATTCCGGGAGATTAAAATCCCGGTTGTTATTGATGGAGAACTAATGGAGGGAGAAATGACAGGGCCCCATCAAAATGCTAAAATTATCAAGACCTCTAAAGATGGACAAATCAGTCAACCAGCAGCAAGTGATAGCAAGCTATCGAGCTTGGCGCAGCAGCGGAGAAGCCGCCGTAAAAACGGTCGTGTCTCAGCTCAACGCCAAGCAGCTGCATTATCAGCGCAAGTTCGTGAAACTGGGACTGGAATTGGATGCAGTGGATCAAAATCTACTGGAAGCAACCCAGGAAATGTTGACGAACAGCCTATTCCCGATGGTTAGGGAGTAGATGCATGCACCCCCATGCCACCTGATGTAATGAGCTGGAGTTGAAGCTCTCCTGGGCCCTTTATTGTGGCCCACAAA